AATGTACTGTATGTCTCGACATTGTCCAGCAATTTTGGTTCCTTAAATAACTCTATTTGGAATTTAGGCTCAACTATAGGAGGTTACAATTGGAGCGGTATGTGGAATAGTATGCTGCCTCATTTTAATACGACCTCTTTTAGTGGGTTTTCTTTCGTGCCCGGGTTGAATTATAATGGAAGTACATTAAACACCGTTGGCACATTTGGCAATTACAATTTGGGTTCGTTCAATTCAAATTGGCAAGTTCCTTCCGTCCGCTTTAATACTGGATTAAATACTGGTTTCAATGTATTGAATACAAATAGGAACTTTGGGCGGAGTCAAAATAGAGCTATTTCGCCATTGTCATATACTCCAAGTCAGGTTGGTGCTTTGGCGGGTTACAAATCTCTTAATCCTATAACCAATACTGAGAGTGACGTTCATGGGTTAAATGGAGGAAAGCATGATTACAACAATGATTACAAATCAAATTATAAAAGTAATTCAGCTGCTCCTAAACAAGTAATCGTGAATATTGAAAACCTAATGAATGTTGATAAGGTTGATTTATCGAATGCAGATAATCAAACTGTAGTAACACAGCTAAAAGAACAAATGGCACAAGCATTAATTGATGTCGTGCATGATTTTGATGAAACTTGGCATGGTTAAAAACTAATCAATAAGCAATATAAAAGGCAGTTCGATGAATTTGAGCTGCCTTTTATCTTATATATAATCCAACAGCTATTCTTCATAAACGAAGATAATGGCAAATGGATTAAAAGCACCAAAACAACTGACGATTCAATTTAAGCCATCTCCGAAACAATATGAATTGTGGAAACTGCTCCAGCCAGACTTTTGTCCTCATTGTGGCGGACATATAATTCAAGTTCAAATCGGATATGACTATAAAGGCAACCCTCAGTATAAGCCACAATGTAATAAATGTGGTTCTCAAAATCTCCCGCAGCTAATTTTGGGAGGTGGAGCTGCTGGTGGTGGCAAATCATACATTGGCAGTTGTTGGATTATAAGTAGTTGTATGCGGTTCCCTGATTTGAGAGCCGTAATCGCTCGTAAGACTATTAAGTCTTTGAAGGAGTCAACTTTCAATACCATTAAGACTGTGATGAAGCAATGGGGGTTGAAAGAAGGTGAAAACTATAAGATCAATAACCTTGAAGGTATTGTAACATTCTGGAATGGCTCGACAATTCTATTGAAAGAACTTGAAGATTTGCCTTCAGATAGCAATTTTGAACGACTGGGTTCATCAGAGTGGACCATCGGTTTTGTGGATGAGGTTTCTGAAATTTCTGAACGAGCAATTGAAGTATTGTTTTCACGTCTTCGTTGGAAGACTCACGAAACATTCAAGGTTCCTCGGCTATTGATGACAACCAACCCTTGTATAACTTGGGTTCGTTCAAGATTTGTTCAAGATGATGAAGGTAATGCAATCGTATGTAAAGAGGGTGAGGCGTATGTTCCATTTTCAGTATTTGATAATCCGGACATTGCTTTCCGACAAATATATGAAGCATCGCTAAATAAAATTACAGACCCGGCTGTAAAGGCTCGCCTATTATATGGCAACTGGGATTATGTTGATTCAAATGACGCAGCTGCTTACTACAACTTTAACGGTGAAAAGCATCTGGTTGATGGGCTTCGTGAAAAAGTATATGATCCACTGAAGCCACTGATTATTAGCTGGGACTTCAACGTTGCGCCTTTCATGTCGTCATTGGCTATTCAGGTTGATTATGACAACAAGAAATTGTATGTGCTGGAGGAAATCTTAGGGAAGCCTGAAGATAAGGAGAATAACACTCCAAAGCTCGCTGACAAGTTGAGTCAAAAGTATCTAACCGAAAGACACATGGGTGGTCTATTAGTAACTGGAGACCCTGCTGGTCTTGCGCGTTCCACTCAGACCGAGGAAGGGGTTAACAATTATACAATAATCTTATCTCATTTGAATCCGGCATTAAGAGCACAAAAGAAATTGCTGTCTAAACAACCCTCTCAGGTTGCTCGACTGGATTTTATAAATAAGCTCCTGACTGGCTATGAGGGGTGGGAAATACAAATTGATATGAGATGCAGACGCTTGACTGAAGACTTAATTTATCAGAAGAAAAATGAAGATGGCACTAAAAATAAGTCAAAAGTAACTGATCCAAAACTGGGTATCAAATATGAAAAGTACGGACACCTTTCAGATGCTCTGGATTATGCGATTTGTTTGTTGCTTTCTCAGGCATGGAATAAATTCCAGCGTCATGGAACTTATGGTATATCTACTGTTCACACACCGATATATGGCGATTTTGGGTATTAATAATGTATAAACGATTTCTAAATAACGCAGACTATTTGGGCATTGTCACTGAAGAAGCACTCGGCCAGCTAATTCGTGACAAGGAGATACGTCTGGCACAGGCGGAAGAAGCCGCTGAAGAATCCATATTGGAATATTTGACTGAGAATTATATGGTCGAAGAAGCCTTGGATGTTGGTAAAAATCTTGCTGAATACAATCGACAGATTACTTATCCTGTGGGAGCCCATTTCTATCACGATGGTAAAATTTACAAGACTATTCGGACTATCAATGGTTACAAAGCTCCAGCCAATTTGGAATACTGGATGGAATTCAACGGACTCATTCAAGATGAAGAAGCTGTACCATTTTATACTCAGCGTGGTAGTTATATGCCGGGGGACATTGTGCGATTTGCCAATACATTTTTCCAGTGCATAGAATATAACGGCATTGACTATGATAATGTGAGAGCACCGGGTGTTAACGGTTGGGAAAAAGTTGAAGCAGCTCCTTGGATTGTAAATATGACATATATGCCGTGGGAAGTGGTAAGCTACAACGGCCTGTTTTACGCCCTCATAAGCCAAGAAAATACAGATTGGAATACAAACCCTCACGACAATGACAACTGGGGCTTAATCGGCTCGTATGACCCTTCTATTAACACCTATGAATTGTCCTCTACCGAATATGTGGAATATAATGGTGAAGTCTTCTATCCCGTCATTAATCCTAATGCAGACGAATTGAAAGAGAATTTCAATATCATCCTACATGATCCTCGTAATGGCAATTTGAAGAAACACATTCTCAGGATAGCAGTGTACGAGCTGCATAAGCTGATTTCGCCTAATAATGTAAGCCAAGCTCGTATCACTGACTATGAAACTTCGATTCTTTGGTTGAGGGATGCTTCTCGCCTAAAAATCAATCCTCAGATTCCACGAAAATTGGGGCCAGACAAGAAGCCGGTTTCAGATATAGTAGTGTCTACATTCATGCGGAGTTATGACCCCAATCAGAATCCTTGGCAAATATAAGATATATGTATTGTTGTTGTTCTCGCGTAGTTAATCGAGTAGGAGGTAAACACTAATCGCAGGTGTTTATCTCCTGCTTTCGTGTTTACCGACCTCTCACACCACCGTACGTGCCGTTCGGCATACGGCGGTTCTTAACGCGGATGCAGTTTCTCGTAGTATTCCGTAAGTGTGGGATAGTGTGCGCGCTTCAATTTCTCGTTTGATATGGCTCGTGTCAGTATCGGGCTGTGAACAGTGCGCCAGTACCCCTTTCGGGTGTTAGCCCATTGCCATGCCTGCCATTTCGCGATGCCACATCGTTGCAGGTTCTTGAAGCGTGTCCGCACTCGTTTCCAGCATTTCCATATACACATGCGTATGCGACTGCGCAACCATTCGTCGGTTTCTTTCAGAAAGTTGCGCATCTCGGCGAGCCGAAAGTAGTATACCCACCCTCGGATTGCATAGGTCAGTTTCTCCTTGCGCTTCTCGTAGCCCCAGCCATTGCTACGCTACCCTCGGATTGCATAGGTCAGTTTCTCCTTGCGCTTCTCGTAGCCCCAGCCATTGCTACGCTTTGTCAACTCCTTGAGTTTGGAGCGAAGTTTGGCTTTGCTTTTCGGATGAACGCACAAGCGAGCCTTTCCTCTTCACGTGTTGAACGAGTAGCCGAGGAACTTCTGTCCGTGGACACTGCCTACGTGGGTCTTCTCTCTGTTCACTTTGAGGAAGAGTTTTCCCTCTATGAACTTCGTAATGCTTTCGCACACCCTTTCGGCGGCTCTCGGACTTTTACAGAAGATGACGCAGTCATCGGCATAGCGCACAAACGGAAGCCCGCGTCTTTCAAGTTCGCGGTCAAGTTCCGTCAGCATTATGTTGCTCAGTATGGGGCTGAGAGGACCGCCTTGCGGAACTCCCTCAGTCGTGTCCTCATACTTGTGGCTGACTATCACTCCTGCGTTGAGATACTTATGTATCAGAGATATGACCCTGCCGTCCTTGATTGTCTCGCCAAGTAGCTGTATCAGCTTGCTGTGGTTGACTGTATCAAAGAATTTTTCAAGGTCTAAGTCCACGCAGTATTTATAGCCGTCGTTGATGATTTCCTGCGTCTTTTGCAGGGCTTGGTGTGCGCTCCGTCTCGGTCGGAAGCCGTAGCTTGTCTCCGAGAATTTCGGTTCGTACACCAGGCTCAGCACCTGGGCTATGGATTGCTGGATTACGCGGTCAACTACTGTCGGTATGCCGAGTTGTCGCGTCTTTCCTCCCTCCTTGGGTATCTCTACCCTCCTTACGGGATTGGGGCGGTAGCGTCCGCCCTTCAGACTTTCAGTTATTTCATCCTTGTGTTCTCGCAGATATGGAAGCAGTTTGTCTACATCCATTCTGTCGATTCCACCGCTCCCCTTGTTGGCCTTGACTTGTCTGTACGCTCTGTTAAGGTTGTCGGAAGTTAGGATATACTCTAACATCCTGTCTGACGATAGTTGCACTTCTACGAGTTCGTCTCCAACTATCCCAATCAAAGTAGGCGCTCCCTCATACATTTCGCTTTCCGAGCTATTCTTCCGAGGGTAGCTTTCTGATGTTTTCGGCTTTTCTCCTTTCATCGGGTAAAATAAAGTTTTGCTCGTGTGGTTAAGTTTTGCCCTTCATCGCCGCCCACGAGCTTTAAGGCGACGACTACTATGGCATCTGCTGACTTCTGTGGGTTCGTTGTTACTGCTTGCCTTACAGCTCGCCCCACAGACCTCCCCGATTAAGAACGTAATCTTTCAGTCTTATACTCCCTTGATTTACTCTCGTCAGTCCGGATAGCTTTCGGGCTTTGGTTTGTTCAGCAACCTTACCCCCTGACTTTGAGCCTCGTATCAAATTTCTGTGCGTGGAGCCAGACTTTTGTCCTTGGCTTCCTTCCGATTCTCCTCGCGGCAGACACCGTTGCCTCGGACTATGCGCTTCCCGCTATCGGGGCGCGCTCGGGACTTACACCCGTTAGATTATGCCCATGTCGGGCGAACTGTGAGGGCACGAGCCCGGCCATG